ATTGACACAAATTGGTTTTGGTGTTATAATTAATACTTAGAAACAAGGAGTTGATATGGGCTATCGTGTTATGAATTCTGTGGACAATATGCGTGAAAAGTATGGAGCTCGTGCGGGCTTAGAAGGTCCTTTCAACTACGATGGTCGCGTTCTTTACTACGATCCAAAAGAAGGCGCTTACTACGATCCAACCACAGACTTCTATGTGGAGAACGATGAGTTGGCTATCATCATGAAAATGTCTAACGTCTGATGAAAACTCTTTTAGAAAAGATTCGAAACTTCTTCAATGCTCCTTGTAGTGATGAAGAGATTGAACAACGATTCTATCAGCGACTCGAAGATATGAAAAAACATCCGGAAAAGTATCCGCATATTCTCAAAAGAGATTGTAGTAGTTCAAAGGTCCCACCGGTTTCTCTATTTTAAGGAATTGTCATGAACGAACGAATCAAAGAACTTGCTGTACAGGCAGATTTGCTAATCAAAAAAACTAATGGCGATGAATTCCGATACGGTAATTTTGATCCGAAGTTTCAAAAGTTCGCCGAGTTGATTGTGGAAGAATGTAGGTATGTAATGGATTGTAATAAAGGCAGTGACCAGAATCCAGCGTGGAATCAAGCATTGTCAGAAACAAGCGAAAAGATTAAACAACATTTCGGAGTTGAAGAATGAATTTCAAACTTAAAGTTGGTGATGTTTGTAAACTGAATGAAGTCATCCCTGGCATTCATAAATGTGATGACTGGAAGACTGGCCTGTATCGGGTCAAGAACATCTGGGCCCTGGGCTGTGTTGGCAAAGATCGAGAAGACCCGCGCCGTCAAAGTTACAATTTTGAGAAAATCAAAAAAGACGGCACAGTTTACAAAAGTTTCAACAACGGATATCGTTGCCAAGCATGGGATAAAATGATTGACGAAGGTCGAGTGGAGATTGTATGAACATTCAGACCGTAGCATCTAATCTGCGTAACACAATCAAGGGCAAGGAAGCAATGCTGGCAGATTATCAAGAAGTCCGCAAACTTGCCTCAAGGGATGAGGATGCGGCATTGTATGCTACAGTTTCTTTCCTTAAAGTCAACATTGACGAACTCAAACGTATCTTGGGGGATGTGGAATCTTGTATCGCAAAGGATGTAGAACAATCGTGGCGTGACAATCCAGATCGTAGTGGTGGACAATTCACACAAGAAGAAATTGACAACGCCAATCGTTGGTAAGGAAAAACACCAATAATTGACGTAAATTCAATTTTCTGTTATAATTGATACATAGCGAAACAAAACAGGAGTTTTAAATGTATTACACTCAAAGACACGGAAGCCCCTACGATCGCGGACAAGCTGACAACTATTATGGCCGTGAATATAACCCTCACTACTTTGTGGGCGATTCTTACAATTCACCTAAAATTGAACTGGCTCAAATGTCAGCTCAAGAAATTGTTGCTTATACAGCTGGCTATAGGGACAACGAAGCCAATGGCGACAAGAAAGAATGGTAAATCCATTTAATTGACGTAAATTGGTTAGTGTGTTATAATACATTATCGACAGCAAATAGGGAGTAATCGATGACTACAGAATTCACAACTTGGGAAGACATGACGGAGTTGGAGCAGGCTCAATGCACTTTCTGGGATATGTACAAAGACGCACATGGTTTCCGTCCACGACACATTGATACTTCCTCTTGGACACTTGAGCAGTTCGACCAAGAGTTTGCTGAATTAACAGAAGTGATGCGAGCCAATGACATCGCACAAACAATCAACGAAGAAGCCGCCGTTGAAAAGTTCGAACGCCGAGTTGCAGAACTAATTAGTATCGGTGCTAAAGATCAGGCAATGGCAATGCGCTGGATTCACGAAGCAGAAGACACCCAAGGTGACAATGATTACCTTGCTTGGACTCTGGGCTTGCCCTATCAATACTTCCGCAAAGCGGCTTAATAAGGAAATAAAATGGCGACAAAACGCACAACAAAAACTGTAGACTCTGGAAAAATTGCTTGGCGCTATGCCGAGCTTCCTAAGAAACTTGCATACCGAGAAGCAGATTCAAAGTACATTGGTGACGAGCCTGAGTTCCCTAGTATTGAAGAACAAGATCAGTGGACTCACAGTGAGTACACATCCAAGGTTATGCGAGCACTGAACTGGTATAACGCTACACAAGATTATAAGACAGCGTACAGCTGGCTCAGCTTATTCCTTGCACGTAACCCACGTAGGGCTAAACTGGCAGAGCTTGCCAAAGATGGTACTTTGCGCACAGGTCCTACAATTGGTTTTATTACACGAGCAGGACGTGCCGGTCTTAAACTTCGCTTTCATACTTTGCGTACTATTGTAAAGACAATCAAAGCCGCAGAAAACGATACCTATGTCAGTGGCTTTAGTGTGCAAGGTGCCAAGGATCGCGCAAAGGCAGAAGCCGAAGAACTCAAAGCCAAAGCGCCTACTATTCAAGATCGTCTAGCAGAAAAGACAGCAGAGTGCGCTGGAGAAATCGAAGGACGTTTTGACGAGTTTATGACTGTTAACGAGTTCAAAGGCGAGCCCAAGGCAGTTGACTTGTTAGTGCAGTACAACATTCAGCCAGCACATATGAAAACTATTGTGGCACTGGCAGAAGCCAAGGTTGCAGAATTCAATGAAGTCATGTCCACCAAGGACAGTCAAATTATTGAAGGCTACAAACATCTTGGCAAGCGCCAACTAACTGCCATTGTAAAGTGGTGGACTCAGGTTGTTGCGGACTGTAACAGCTATGGCGTTATCAAGAAAGCCAGTAAGGCACCACGTAAGAAAAAGGCAGTGAGCCCTGAAAAGGTTGTTAGCAAAATGCAACACCTCAAAGAGTTTGCAGAACTGAAACTTAAAAGTGTGGACGCCACTACGATTCTCACGGCACAAGAGCTTTGGGTATATAACACAAAGACACGTAAGTTGGGTATCTATATTGTGGATCAGTATGCAGGTTCACTTGGTGTTAAAGGTACAGCAATCCAAGGCTTTGATGCCGCGGCAAGTGTGCAGAAAACACTGCGAAAGCCTGCAGATCAACTCAAAGAGTTTAGTGCTAACGGCAAACCAGCCGCTAAGAAATGGTTTAAAACTATTAAGGCCACTGAGACCAAACTTAATGGACGTATAAATAAAGACATGATTTTGCTAAAGGTATACAAATGAAATATCTAAGTTTAATACTAGCAGTAACATTAACTGCCTGTGGCGGCGGCAGTAGTGTGGTAATCGAGAATAATCCTTTTCAGGAAGCTCTGGGAAAGTCATTACCCACTCAACCAACAGCACCTGCACCAACAGATCCTTTTGCACCCGTGTTAAAAAAGAACGGCGGTTAAAATGAAATATATCACTGAATTATTTTTATCACTGGTAGCACTTTTTTCTCCCGCAGTTTATGCCACCGACACGTATAATCATGTAACCAATCAATTGTCAATTCCAGCAGTAGTGTTGGGAGAAACGATTTATCGTGATGTTGTTATCACAGTTGGCCCTATACTAACAGTGGGTGGTTCTAGTTTAGATTCCAAGTATCCTGCAAAACCTGCGGATACAATGGACTCTTATGACCCATACAAAAATCAACTTACAATCCCCAGTGTAAAAGCATATGGTTTTGTTTACTATGACGTAGTTGTAAATGTAGGAACAGTGCTGTCAGTTAAATCCAGTGAGCCTAAGAACAAAGACATCGCTTGTACAGAACAGTCTTCTATTGGTTCACTAAATGCCAGCCCTATCTATAACTTTAGTGGACTAACTAGTAGTTGGAATAACAGGTCTAGTATTCCTGGAGCAGACGATCACGAGAATTTTACAATCGCATTTTCTAACTATTCTGCTATTGCCAAAGAACGAAATGATGTCGCTCTTAAAACTACATTAGTGTCTAAATTATATGGCTGGGCAAATGCCAATGCTTATCAGGGTAGTAGGTTGTGCTGGTCTCCGACAAGTAACTGGGACCCAACTTGTACACAATGGATAGATCCCAATGGCAATGATTTAAGTGCGATCCAAGATAATAACTTTATTATGGAAATGGTTGAATCTTTGCGCAGATCATATAGTTTGCTGTCTGACTGGGCTAAGGTAAGTGAGCCAGTTAAACATGCAAAGATCATGGAATGGCTACTCTTTTGGGACGTTAATACTCCTAATCCTGATAATGTATTCTTTGGTCTGGGCATGGGTAGATATCACTGGGAGATCCAGCGTGTTAAAGAAACACAGGGTGTAGCGGCAACACTGCCCTTGGTTAATAGAATGATGACTGGTATAACTCCCTTGGTTAATGAGGATGGATCGATTGTTAATCGCACAACCCGAGGTAATCGTGGTATGTGGTATCATTATTCTAGTTTAAATGAAATTATAACTTCCATATATCTTGCACGTGAAGCAGGCGTTACTGTAGATCCTGTACTAGAAGCCCGCTTACATAAAGCAGTTGATTTATTTCTGAATACATTGGATAATCCAGATTACATTGTTAAATGGGCAAGTGTGGGTTACAACAATGGTGGTTCAGGAACAGCGCAAAATTTTAATTTTACTAACTGGTATGACGAACCCTATGCAGGATCCTGGATTTATTTGTATGCTAACTGGTATCCAGAGCAGAACAATAGTCTAAGACTAAAACAAAAAGTTCCGTTTGCAACAGCGAAATCAGCAAGTCAGGATAGACAATTTGGTATACCGCTAGGTTGCTTGTTGTACTAAACCTAACTATAATCTCCCGCTAAATATACTTAACGGGAGATTTTTTCATGGCTATCAAAGACGAAGTAATTAAGGAAATAGAGCTTAGATTAGGCGGAGGCATGGTTGATGTCGAGCTAGATCTTGAGCATTATGAACTTGCAGTAAGTAAATCACTTCGTAAGTATAGACAGAGAAGTCAACGAGCCACAACAGAAAAGTTTATTCCTCTGGAAATCAAAGCAGAGCAAATTGAATACCAACTACCACTGAACGTAGTAGTAGTTCGTGACGTACTATTAAGACAGACAGGTAACTTGGGTGCAGGTCCAACAGGCTCTAACTTCGATCCTTTTGATGCCATGTACTTGACTAACATGTTGCTACAAAATGCCAACATGAGTGCAGGCTTAATTAACTACGAAATGTATGCGCATCGCAGAGAATTATTGGCACGTATGTTTGGTGGTTATGTAACACATACCTTCCTACAAAACGATCACAAGCTAGTTTTACATAGAAAGTTCCATGCAGATGATGTCGCTTATGTATGGTGTTTCGTGGAACGTGACGACGAAGACATTCTAATAGATCCCTATGCAGGCGGCTGGGTTCGTGATTATGCTTTTGCACAGGCCAAGTTTATTCTAGGCGAAGCACGTAGCAAATTTGCTACCATTGCAGGTCCACAGGGCGGTACAAGTTTAAACGGTGATAACTTAAAAAGCGAAGCACAGGCAGAACTTGAAAAACTAGAACAAGATCTAATCAATTATGTAGATGGTGGAACACCTATGGGGTTCATAATTGGATAAGCAATACAGAGTCACTAGTCAGACTTTTCGTCTTGAAGGTGATGATCCCAGTATTCCTGATGCGTATGTGGATCCAGTCGCTCTTGCAGAGCTTAAAAAACTGGCAGGCATAGACTCACTGAGTTTATTAAAACCATATACTGTACAGCCTCCACAGGAAAATATCAGTGATGCTGGCAATGAAAAGGCACAGTTCCAAAAGAAGAACAACATTCGTCCAGGCACAGACGAATGGTTTAAGCTATGGTTTGCTAGACCAAAACTAACCGGCGAAGATCCTTTCAAATAATATGCTAACCAAAGATTCCGTGGCAGTGTTGGTAGACTGCTGGGAGACTGAGTACATTGAAACCGATGTCGATCGAGTCTACTCAAACATTATAAAAACATTAAACCGTACCAAAGAAATTAAAGCAGTTATACTGGCTTCATATGACGTAGATGATATACCAACAGACAATTTATGGTATATGAATCATACGAAACTGCGCAACCATAGTCAAAAAACAGCGGATGTAATATTGAATTATGTTAACCCAGACAAATTACAAATAGCAATGACATCATTTGAAGACTTTGCCGGCTTCCTTGATAAGCATAGGGAAATTGAAAATATATATTTCATGGGGCAAAGTTGGAATAGCTGTATAATGAACCGCCCAATAGGTATAAAGTCCTGTGGTGATATACAACGAAATATTATTATTAATCAAAAATGTGTTTGGAACGCAGACACTCATTCTTTGCTGAACATGGAACGTGATTGCCCAGAGGAAAGCTATATCAAATTAAAAGATCACGTTTACCAATATATTTGGTGACCGTCCCACCATTAATTATTGACAAATAGACACTGCGGCTGTATACTAGTACTATGAACATATATTTAGACATGGATGATGTAGTAGCAGACTGGATGAAGACTGCTAGAGAAATGGTACAACGTAACTGGAATTATGGAGAGCGTATTCCAGATGCTGACTGGAAAAAACTACAGCGAGATCAACACTTTTATCGCAACCTTCCTAAAAAAGCTGGTGCTGATGAACTTGTACAGTGGTGTAGGGATTATAGAGATAAGACAGGCTCGGGTTTATTCTTTCTAACAGCATTACCGCACGATTATACAATGCCTTATGCCGCCAGTGATAAAGTTTGGTGGGCACACGAACGCTATCCTGATATCACAGTGTTCTTTGGACCATTTAGCCATGACAAATGGCGCCACTGTAAACCCGGCG